ACCGAAAATTATACGGAGATAAAAACGAAATGACAGTTATTACAGGTAAAGCATACTGGGCAAGCGTCCAACAACCAAACACAACATTCGAGCCAGAGTGGGGCATTGACATCCTTGTTGATGACAACAATCGTGAGGCTATCCAAGCCGACGGGTTGACTATCAAAAACAAAGGCGACGAGCGTGGTGATTTTGTACACATTCGTCAGCGTGTCAAACGCCGTGATGGTACAGAGAACGAAGCACCTACAGTAGTGGATGCACAGAAGAATCCTACCAAGAAACTCATTGGTAATGGTAGCACAGTGAACGTACTGTACACTCCTTTCAACTGGGAGATGAATGGTAAGTCTGGTGTCTCTGGTATCCTCAAGAAAGTCCAAGTCGTTGACCTTGTGTCCTATGGCGAAGACTTAGATGTAGTTGAGGGTGGCTTTACCGAAGCTGCGCCAGCATCTAACAATGGAATGCCTAGCGAAGAAGTACCCTTCTAAGCAATAGGCTAGTCAAACGGGTGAGAGCATGAGTTATTGGCTCTTGAGATAGCTACGAGGACGGGGACGCTATCACCTTTATAGGAGATTATTTAAATGTCAATTTACAATTCTGGGCTTGCTGACATGATAGCAGTGTCTGTTCTTTCCTTTATGATAGGCTACGGCTTCCCTCGTGCAGAGTGGTTAAAATACTGGCAAGAAAAAATAATTAAATTTATACATAATTATTTTGTGAGATAACAATAATGGATATATATACATATAGTATGCTTGGTATTTGCATCGCTGTTATAGTGTATGCTTTTTGGGAAAATATAAAATGACAAAGAATATAGACACACTAATACCTGACATCTACGCTATGCTAGAAGAAGGGGTGGATACAGACAAGAAAGATATGCAAGAGTTTCTTGATGACTTTGCATCTCAAGTGCGTGAGGCTGCGTCCATCATACTCCAAGAGGGAGAACGTGAAGGCAAGACGAACTTACGCCTCTCTCAAATCGGTAAGCCAGACCGTCAAATCTGGTTTGGAGTAAAGGGTGTCGAAGGGCAGCCTATTGACGGACAGACTCGGATTAAGTTCCTTATGGGTCATCTGTTAGAGGCTGTCCTAATTCTTTTAACCAAGAGTGCTGGACATACAGTTGAAGGAGAGCAGGACGAAGTAACAGTCGAGGGTGTGTTAGGACATCAGGACTGTATCATTGATGGTGTCCTTACTGACATCAAGTCAGCTTCCTCCTTTGCCTTTAAGAAGTTTAAAGAGAACAGGCTAACAGAGGATGACCCCTTTGGTTACATCTCACAGATAAGTGCCTACGCTACGAAGCGTGGTGACACAGAGGCAGCATTCTTTGCTATTGATAAGAACAGCGGTGAGCTTGCTGTTACTAAGGTGCATGAGCTAGAGATGATAGATGCTAATGCTCGTGTCAATTATCTAAAGGGCGTTGTAGATACCGACACACCACCACCACGTTGTTACGATGACGTACCTGATGGCAAGTCTGGCAATCGCAAGCTGGCTATTGGGTGTGTGTTCTGTGGCTACAAGACTAAGTGCTGGGATAACCTACGAGCATTTAAGTATTCCAATGGTGTGCGTTACCTTACACAGGTTTCAAAAACACCAGATGTAGAGGAGATACCTATTTCATAATGACAAGAAAAAAGAAACACCAATACAAATCAGAAGCAGAATATCAAGCCGCAGAACAACTACATAAATTTAAGATTAAGTTTGAGTACGAGCCGTTTAAAATAGAATACGAATGGCGTGAGGATAAAAAGTATATCCCTGACTTTGTGTTACCCAACGGCGTTATGTTAGAAGTTAAGGGTAAGTTTATGCTTGAGGACAGAAAGAAACATCTGTTCATTAAGAAGCAGCATCCCGAATACGACATACGATTTGTATTCCAAGCACCTAATAATAAACTACACAAGGGAGGACGCATGACCTACGCTGAGTGGTCTGAGCGTTACGGATTCAGGTGGTGTAAATTATCTGATGGCATCCCAAAAGAATGGCTTGACAATCAATATGAAACAGACTAACATAAATGTAATCACAGATGAGTTCAGGCCAGACCCCTCATCACCAGAGCAGACATTGTTCTTATGTGTAATACTACAGGCATTGCTTGACGCAACTAAGCCAGAGTATGCAGGTGAGCCTACGAATGTCATGCTTGAAAGAGACAGAGCAAAGGCTTGGTTCTTTGCATCATATGGAACAACGGCAGAGGACTTTGAAGAAGTCTGTAGCCACGCTGGGGTAGACCCAGAATACATGAGAGATTTTGCATTCAAAGTTTTGAAATCAGGAGAGGTAGAATATGTCAGAAAGAGAATCAACGCAATCCTTGGACACGGCAACTGAAGATGTTGTCAACAGCCCATCACACTACAACGCAAAGGGTGTAGAGTGCATCGAAGCTATTGAGGCTTCTATGACAGGCTCAGAGTTCCAAGGTTATCTAAAAGGTAACGTGATGAAATACATGTGGCGTTACACCTACAAGGGCAAACCTGTGGAAGACTTGAAAAAAGCTGAGTGGTATCTAAATAAACTTATTGCTTCCGTTGAGGAGTCGTGCTATAATTCAAGTCTTGCTTTGTCAAAAGAAAGCATTGAACCACACCACTTTGTAGACATTATGAGAGGAAAAAAACCTAGATGAATATGAACACTAACTTACCAACAGACTATCAGACATTCATTGCGACATCACGTTACGCTAGATGGATGGATGACGAAGGACGCAGAGAAACGTGGGGCGAGACTGTCCAAAGATTTATGGATAACATTGTCGCCAACGTAAACATAGACTTGAAAGACAAGCTAGACATACACGAAGCTATTCTTTCCCTGCAAGTTATGCCGAGTATGAGAGCGTTAATGACCGCAGGCGCAGCATCAGAAAGAGATAACACATGTGTGTACAACTGTAGTTACCTACCTGTTGACCACCCTCGTGCCTTTGATGAGGCTATGTTTATCCTGCTGTGTGGCACAGGCGTAGGCTTCTCTGTCGAAAGACAGTCCATTCAGAAGCTGCCAATTGTCCCAGAAGACTTGCAACATGTCGAGGATATGATTGTTGTGCAAGACAGCAAGGAAGGCTGGGCAAAGGGACTGCGTAAGCTCATCTCTCTTTTGTATGCAGGTGAGATACCAAAGTGGGACTTGTACAACATCAGACCTGCTGGCGCAAGGCTAAAGACATTCGGCGGTAGAGCCAGTGGGCCAGAACCTTTGAATGACCTATTCAATTTTGTCATCTCTAAGTTCAAGGGTGCGTCTGGGCGTAAGCTTAACAGTGTAGAGTGTCACGACATCATGTGTAAGATTGGTGAGGTGGTAGTTGTCGGTGGTGTACGCCGCAGTGCTATGATTAGTTTGTCCAACCTATCTGATGACCGAATGCGTCACGCTAAGTCAGGCCAGTGGTGGGAGAATGAGGGACAACGTGCCTTGTCTAACAACTCTGTCGCCTACACAGAGAAGCCTGATATGGAAACATTCCTACGTGAGTGGACTGCCCTTGTAGAATCCAAGTCGGGTGAGCGTGGTATCTTCAGCCGTGATGCGGCAGACAAACACGTAGCACGTAATGGCAGACGTAAGACTGGTATGGAGTGGGGGACTAACCCTTGTAGTGAAATCATCCTACGCCCTAATCAGTTCTGTAACCTAACAGAAGTTGTGGTTCGTCCTACTGATACAGAGAAGACACTCGCCAAGAAGATTAGACTTGCTACGATACTTGGTACAATTCAATCCACATACACACACTTACCTTACTTGCGTCCTGTGTGGCGTAAGAACACTGAAGAAGAAAGGCTGTTGGGTGTAAGCCTGACTGGTATTATGGACAATGAACTTACATCTCGACCATCTGAAAACTTACTGGAGAAGCTTCGTGGTATTGCTGTACAGACAAACAGCGAAACTTCTGAGCAACTTGGAATTAATCCATCTGCGTCCATCACCTGCGTCAAGCCTAGTGGCACTGTATCGCAGCTTGTTGATAGTGCCTCTGGCATTCACGCTCGTCATAGTGACTACTATATCCGCACTGTACGGGGTG